AGCAGACGTTGCTTTATCTTTAGCTAATCATGCAACAGCAAATGGTAAAAATTTATACTATAAATTAACAGGAACACTTACTGCGAATAGAACAGTGACTATGCCAGATGGCGCTGAAAGAGTTTTTATTGTAGAGGATGCAACAACAAGATCAGCATCTAATTATACACTAACAGTTAAAACAGTTTCAGGTACAGGACTTGCTTTACCCATAGGTTCGACTACAGTTTTATATTCTGATGGAACAAATATTACAGGCAAACTACAAACTAAAGGATACTATACACCTTCAGCTGCTTACACAGCAGTTAATGGTGATCAATTATTAATAAATACTTCAGGATCTGGTATTGGTACACCAGTTACTATTACCCTACCTGCATCTCCTGCAATCGGTAGCGAAGTTCATTTTATAGATTCAGGTAATGCATTTGCATCTAACAATTTAACAATCGGTAGAAACAGTTCTAATATTTTAGGTGGCGCTTCTGATTTAGTAGTAAGTGTTAATGGTTCTGCATTTACTTTAGTCTATGTTAATGCAACAAGAGGCTGGATATATAAAGATAAAATATAGGAGCAAAGATTATGGCTCTTCTTGATTTTCAATTTGTTCCAGGGATTGACAAAACAAACACATCAGTTGGCGCTGAGCAACGTTGGATAGATTGTGATAATGTAAGGTTTAGATACCTGTTGCCAGAAAAAGTTGGTGGATGGTCTTCATTAATTACAGATACTATTGTTGGTGTTGCAAGGCGTGAGTTTGCATTTGTTGATTTAGCGGGTAATCGTTATGTTGCAATCGGAACGGATAAATTTTTACTTATTTATTTTGAAGGTAAGCTGTATGACATTACTCCTTTAAAAACGACATTATCTTCTTCAACAATTGCAACTACAAATGCTTCACCTATTTGTTCTATTACAACAACCAGTAATCATAATTTATATGCAGGTGATATTGTATTATTAGATAATGTAACTTTACCAGGAGGAACTGGTTATGCAGATTCTGACTTTGAAGATAAATTATTTCAAGTTACATCTATCACATCAGCGACTGTGTTTACTGTTACACAATCGAGTAACGCTACAGCAACTGTTTCAACAGGTGGTAGTTTAGAAGTTAAACCTTATGAGCAAGTTGGACCAGCCACACAATCTTATGGATATGGTTGGGGTACAGATACTTGGGGGTCTGGAACATGGGGAACAGCTTCATCAGCAGATGATGTAACACTAGAACCAGGTTTGTGGTCATTAAGTAATTTTGGTCAAGTATTAATTGCAACGATTGCAAATGGTAAAACATTTACTTGGAACGCAGGGGCTACAGATGCTTTAACAATAAGAGCCTCAACAACAACTTCAGGATTTGAGACTACAAGTAACCCAACAGCAACAAGGGTTTCACTAGTTTCACCTACAACACGTCACTTAATTCACCTTGGAACTGAAACAACTATTGGCACACCAAGTACTCAAGATGATATGTTTATAAGATTTTCGGATCAAGAAAACATAAATTCATATACACCAACAGCAACTAATACTGCTGGTACACAAAGACTGCAAGACGGCACTAAAATTATGGGTGCTTTAAAAGCAAAAGAAAGTATCTTGGTTTGGACAGATAATGCATTATACACCATGAGATTTATTGGTGCGCCTTTTACATTTGGATTCGAACAAGTTGGTACAAACTGCGGATTAATAGGTAAGAATGCAGCTGTTGAAATAGATGGTGTAGCTTATTGGATGTCTACAAACGGTTTTTTTGCATTTGATGGTACGGTTAAATCCTTACCGTGCACTGTTGAAGATTATGTTTATGACCAAGCTGATACTACAAAAGGACAACAGGTTTATGCAGGTTTAAATAATCAATACACAGAAGTTATTTGGTACTACCCATCAACAAGCTCTGAGTATAATGATCAATATGTTGTATTTAATTATGGTGAAAGTAGTAAAATACCTGGGGGTGTTTGGTATATAGGAACAGAAGCTAGAACTACCTGGATTGATGCAACCGTGTATCCTAACCCTATTGCAACTAAATTTAATGACAGTGCTACAGGTACATTTCCATTAATTGTAGGGGAATCAGGGCTCGGGCAAACTACATTGTTTGAACATGAAGTAGGTACTGATCAAGTCAACCCTGATGGTAGTATAACAACAGTTACCTCTTTTATACAATCATATGATTATGATCTTCAACAAGCACAGAGAGGACAGACATATGCACTAGCAGGAGAAGTTTTTCTAGCAGTCAGGAGGTTCTTACCAGACTTTAAAGATTTACAAGATGAAGTAGAAGTAACCCTTGCTGTTAAAAGATATCCTTCAGACTCTCAAACAACAACAGCTTTAAGTCCGTTTAAAATTACAACTTCTACTCAAAAAAAAGATACAAGAGCCAGAGGAAGATTTGTTAATATTGAAATAAAAAATGTTGGAGAAGGTCAATCATGGAGATTTGGGACTATAAGATTAGATGTACAACCGGATGGACGTAGATAATGGCTAAGATAGTTGTAAGGTTACCTGAACCTAAGGAAGAATATGATGCATCAAATCAAAAACAAATACAAAGAGCAATTGCATCAATTGTAGAACAATTAAACTCTACATACTTACAGGATTTAAAAGAAGACAATGAACGTTATACATGGTTCAAAGGTGGTAGTGGAGGTGACTGTTAATGAGTTGTAATAATGTTAACATAACAGGTTCCGCACCAGGATTAGGAGAAATAGATTTTTATCTTGCAGTTGCTAAAGGTGATTTTACAGGTTATTCAAAAATTTCTAAATTTGGTAGAAATCCAGGGGTAAAGTCAGCAGATTATGAATCTATTTGGGATGGCAGTAATTTATATCCATGGCCAACTGCTGCTGAAACTTTAAATGTAGTAAGTGATGATACAGATGATTCATCTTCTGGCACAGGTGCAAGAACAGTAGAAATAGAAGGTTTAGATACTAACTGGGCTGTTATAACCGAAACAGTTACTATGAATGGTACAACTAATGTCACAACAACTAATTCTTTTTTAAGGGTTTATAGAGCAAGAGTAGTAACCGCTGGATCAACAGGAACGAATGAAGGTACAATAACTTTTACAAATACATCATCATCAAATGTAATAGCACAGATAAGCGTAGACAATTCTGGTTTTGGTCAAACGTTAATGGCAATATACACTATTCCTGCAGGCAAATCAGGTTATTTAATTAGTTTAGATTTTTCTTCTTCAAAAGATAATGAACATACTTTTAGATTACTAAGTAGAGATAATGCAGTTGCAGATGCAGCATGGAACACAAAAGAGTTTGCAAATGCAAGAGGAGGGTTTAATCAATTTAGAAAGTATGGTATTAATAAATACACAGAAAAAACAGATTTAGATTTTCAAGCAATAGCGTCTGCATCATCAGCTGCATCAGGAGGATTTGAGTTAATACTCATAGATAATTAATGGCAAACGTATATAAAAACGCATTTTATGCACCAACAGGAACTAGCGCTGAGACAGTATATACTTGTCCAACTGAAGCTAGAGCTATTTTTCAAACTATTCAAATAACGAATACAACGGGTAATAAAGTAGTACAAGTGTATATCTACGATAGCTCTTCTAACACACAGTTTCTAATAGCTTATGCGGACATCACTGGACCTACTATCTGTAACCTATTAAAAGGGTCTGTAGTATTAGAAGAATCAGATGAATTGAGAATTGCAACTTCTGTAACATCTGGTATAAGTGGAACAACAGCTTTACTAGAAGTTAGTAGGGTATATATATCTGACAGTGGTGTTTCACCAGGACCAGGAGGAGGATAATATGGCATTTATAGAAGAAGGCGAAGTAGCATATACAATAATCAATGGTAAAAAAGTACCGGTGGTTAAATGTGAAACAGAAGTAGTATTAAGAAATACTCAAACTAATTATGAGTACAATTCAGATAAAGAGGCAGAAGACGATATTGCTAATCCTGAAACAGATACTCAACAAGAACACATAACAAGATCATTAAAAATTAAAGTAGCAGCAATGCCACCACTAGGTGCATCATCGGATAAATAATGGCAGCATTAAGTGATTACGATAAACAGGTAAGGGAAGCAGGGTATAATTACATACCTAGAACTGAATTTTTATTAGATCCATTTAAGATACCTGAAAGCGAGTCTATTGTAGACAAAAACACAGGAGGTATCCCTACTTTAATTCCTAGAGAAAGTGGTGATGGCGGTTTTAATCCTTATAATACAGACATGAGTACAGTCAGACAAGACTTCAATCCTTATGAAGCTAGACAGGCTGCTGAAATATATTCTAGAACATTTAATCCACGATCATTTGATCCTTCTGGAGAAATAAAAAACGCACAATTTATGTACAATAAAGCTTTACAAGATATTAACGACCCAAGATCGGGTGCAAAAGGATTAAACGCTAGAACAGAAACTTTTACAGGTATGAGACCTTCTCAAGAAGTATTAGATTATTATGGTGAAAAAATTTTAGACAACCAAGAAAGATATCGAACAGAGGGACAATATGTTGACCCATATGACCCTAAATATTCTTCAATGGCAGAAGCACAACAATTTATGGAAATGAATAATCCAGAATATTATGGTATGCCATCAGGTGTCCCTGAACCAGGTATACCAGGTGTTATAAAAAGGTACATGCAAGATAGTCTTATAGGAAGAGGACTAGGAGCCGCAAAAGGATTTGTAGAAAATGTTTTACCTTTTAACGAAAGAGCTGTCTTAGAAGATCAAGCAAGAGCTGCTGGTATATTTACAGATGACATGGGTAGAATCGTTACTGATGATTATAATACTGCTGGTGGTATCATGGCAGGATATAATCTTAATCAAATAGATGCAGGTACGTTTGATAAACGAAGAGGTACAATTGAAAATACTTTAGGTGATAAGTATGGTTTAAGTGATGCTCAAATTGAAGCTGCTATAAATGACCCTAACTATACTGGACCGGGTGCAAGTTTAGTTGAAAGATTAGGTTTATTAGATGAAGCAGAAGAAGATATACTAGATTCTCGTAAGAAAACAGATTTAGTATCAAAACTTAGAAAAGATAAAAAAATTGCAGAAAAGAAAAGAAAAGAAGCGGCAGCAGCAAAAGCAAAAGCA